GGTTCTTTGAATTTAGCTTGTTGTATGTTATATGATGGATTCGGATTAGGTTCTGGTTGGTGTACCGCCGGTACCGGCTGGACTTTGGATCAGTCTACCGGGGGCGGCAACGAAGAGTCGGCCAACGAAAGCTGGGCTCAAACAACAGGACAATCTACGAATTTTAATGTTGTAGCGAGCGCCGTCGGCGGTATTATTGGTATCGGTCCTTACTCTATGTCTGGAGTTAGTTTGAAACCAAGTTCATCTCCGGTTTTGTATTCAATTCCGCTTCTAGGAGCAGGACCGGCTTAAGAGGGTTAAATGATTACATTAACGAATCCGATCAAGGTTCCAAATTCCATCGGCGGTACGACCACGTTGAGCTACGATATTCTTAACATTATTGGTGTCGTTTCCGATCCTGTCAGTCAGTCGATCTCGGCTACTGTTCAGATTACTTCGTCTGCTAATGCAAATGCTACACCGATCAAAGGCAGTCTTAGTCTTATAACGCAGGGAAGTCCTAGCGGGATGTTGAGTATTCCTAATCTTGGAATCTATATTGCCGTAGCCGGTATTCCTGCTGCCGTTTCTACGATTCAGGGTTGGATCACTACGATGCAGACCAACCTCGAATCCGGACTGATATCGGTTGGCGCTATCACAGGCAGTCAGACTCCAGGATACAACGTGATTTAATGCCGGGTTCTCCTGAACAGAGCCAGTATGCAGCAGCACGTAAGATGCGCCCATTTAAAGACGCCCCATTACCGGCGGCAGGATCACAAACCGATCCTCGAACTATTCAGCCGCCCTATTTGTTGAGTCATCAGAATCGCTTCGATCCGATTGTCCATACGCCCGGACAAGTTGCTTCAATGACAGGAAAGACCGGCGAAAGAAAGATTTTAGACAAAGCTTAAGTTATATCAGTTTCAGGATTCATGGGATTCCAACAGAGGCCATGTCGGATGTTATTGTGTTGCGCTTGAGGGGCAAAAATCAATCTGAGGTTGTAGCCCCGGTGAGTCAAGACTCGTCTTGAGTGCATCACTTAAGCGCACGAACAAATCGAGCAGTAAATTCTGTTCGAATTGCGGTACATTACCGGCAGTGTTATAAGACACGGAATAGTGCTAGCGAAACGCTAAGGTTCGGCCGGACCAAGCCGGTGCTATTCTCGGAGTAATTGATGATTCGCCAATCCCGACTTGTCAAATCGCTCCAACCAACCGTGTGAAGGCGTTCTGATGCATCAGTTCACATGGTTACTTTATTAGGAGGATCATTATGACAGCACTTTAGGTAACTAACCTTAAGGAGTTGTTAAATGTCCCGAAGCTATCGTAAGCCTTATTCCGCTATCACGGGCACTTCGAGTGCGGCCGATGATAAGCGAGTTGCTCGTCGCGGAGTTCGCAGACGACAAAATCAGTACTTAAGAGAATCGTTCCTATCCGATGATTGGGATGATTTTATCATGCCGCATAAATACGAGTGCAGTTTTAACGAAACGTATTCATGGCATAGAGACGGAAAACAAACTCTTCAATCGCCACCCGGCTATCCTACTAGTTGGGTGTTTTTATTCGGTGAAGAAAGTGCCGACGAGCGTTATCAACAGTCTTGCGACTGGTATCAACGTCTGCATCGCAAATAGTTTAGTGGTTCACGTCAGCACGAGCAAGACGCGTTCCTCTATTAAAGGGTATGTATGGCGGTGATCCTGTCATATGTGCCTACATAAAGGAGAAACAAAATGAGTATTGTTGCAAATTTTCAGGCTAATGGTATTGTACCTTCTACCGTTGGCGGAACAGGAACGTCCGTTAAGTACTTTCCTCGTCCGCTAGGCCCATCTATCGGTGTGGCCCCAACGACACCGTCTTCAACGAACGCTAACGGCGCATTGCTAGTTCCCGGTAACAATTCGCTTAACGGGCAACACATGGCTGTCAATGTACGCGGATCGGTTTATACTGACCCGACGATTGCTTGCCCTACTGTTACAGTAGCGGTTTATGCAGTTACGAACTATAACTCGTTGGGCATTATCCCCGGTAGCAATCCTGTTTATACAGCGATTGCTTCGACAGGTGGTTTGACAACGAGCAGCTTGAACTACAATGACGAACCATTTGCGTTCACATTGAACATATCGGCGGATACGGCATCCGGCGTATTGCAGGGTATACAAGCAGTTCTTTACAACAACGTGTTGGTTGCAAGCAGCCCGAAGGTATTGGGATCGACTTTGACTGGTATTAACATGGGATATCCAATTCCATTCGGTCTAGTAATCGGAGTAACGTTCAGCGTCAGCGGTGCTAACAACTTAGCAACATTGACTGAATTCAATATCGACGCCTAAACAACAGGGGCTAGTTCGCTAGCCCCAAAATTTTTATCGTGTGTCCGGAAAAGAAGAGACAACGATAGTGTGGAAGCCACAACAAACCTGAGTCATAGTCTCGGGTAATTTTAAGGACCGACGAACATGCCGGATTTCTCTACACCATTTTGGATTGAGCTTATAGCTATATCAAAAGCGATAGGAGCCGTTGCTACGGTCTCCGGTATTTTGTACGGCGGAGTCAAGTGGCTTGTGTCTATTTTTAAATCGGTCCAAGAAACCAACAATAAGATTGATTTATTAACGACAAATCACATTCCTCATTTACAAGCGTCTCTTGATGAGCATACGCAAACCATGCAAGAGATTAAATCAGATGTTCGGGATATAGGAACCAGAGTTGAAGGCCATGCCGAGCGACTGGAAGATACAAAAAAAGCAGTTCATACTCTCGGAGAGGCTTTTCTTCAACATTTACAAAACACATCGAAAAAGGAAACAGATAGTGCCAGCCAAATCTAAAGCCCAACAGATAGTAATGGCGATAGCCGAACACAGTCCCGAGAAGTTGTACGCTAAAAATAAGGGGCTGACAGAGATGAGTCATAAACAGCTTCATGAGTTTGCTGCGACTCCGCGCGAACATCTTCCTACATACGCAGCGGCTCGCAAAGCAAGAAAATCGGGTTGATTTCATGGAAGAACTGATTTCCGGGTCTAGATCAGCGCACCCAGGAAATGATGCCTGGATATAACCTATCTTCCTAAGCTCCTCACGGATGCAGACGGCACATGAAATTGACGGACCCTATATGAAAATAGTAGCTTATTTTGCTCGACACGGTACTACGGAAGCCAATCAAGAACATAAATTTCGAGGTCCGCTCGACATACCCCTTGATGATAGGGGAAAAGAAGATGCCGAGAATTTAGCCTCGTATTTTAAAGGACGTTCTTTCAGCGGCGCATTTTCTAGCAGCAAGACGAGAAGCAAAGATACATTAGATACAATTTTGAAGAAAGTTAAGAACGCCCCTAAGCCGGAAGCGGTTAAGAATTTAGACCCGCTTAATGTGGGTGATTTAGCAGGAAAGCCGAAAGACGAAAAAAGTTTAAAGATAATTCAGCATCACCAGGATAATCCAGACGAGAAGATTCCCGGTGGAGAAAGACTGAATGATTTTAGAAAGCGCGTCGATCCTAAGATCATGATGATTATTCGAAGAGGGGAAGAAAGCGGAACGCCTTCTCTTTCGGTTGTTCATAGCTCCACTATTCATCAAATCTCACATTTGTTTCACGGAAATCACAATGCTGTCAAGGTTCGTCCGGGCGGCATAGTGGCTGTTTATAAAGACCCGCAAAGTCCAAAAGGATATACAGCAAGAGCCATCTTGAAAGAAAGTTATCATCCAGACGATAAGCATTTCGGGAGTTAATATGGCAGGAAAGACAAAACACGGACATGTGCGCACTCGTATCGTTCATCACGGAGACGGGTCACATACCATACATCACCAGCACGGTGAAGGTTCTCACAAAGACGTCCAACATGCTGTCGCGGATTTAGACGGCGTTCACGATAGTATGCAGGATCACATCGGTCCGGAAGCACCGGCGGCACCCGCTCCGGCGGCACCGGCCCCAGCGATTTCGGGACCAGCGGCACCCGCTCCGGCGATGCCTGCTTCGACGTCGGGAGTTTAATATGGAACACGCTAAACACGGATTTACCGAGACAGTTATTGACCACCATGACGACGGCAGTCATACTATGCATCACATCCACAAGGACGGTTCGGAGCACGACCACAAGTATGCTGTCGAAGATATCGATTCGATGCACGATGGATTGGAGAGTCATTTAGGAGAACCGAATCCCGGCGAAGAAGCAGAAAATCACGAAGACCCCGCCCATATGGAACTTCTTGAAGAGATTGAATTGCTTCTTCAAAAGTTTTCTAATCAGGAGCACGCGGAGGATCGCAATGGCTACTAAGGTAAAGAATCCAAGCTTATATCGGGCTCTCCATAAGCTCCGTAAGGGCGGTTTGCATCGAGCATTACATGTTGCGGAAGGCGAGAAGATTCCGGCCGCTAAATTAGCTGCTGCAAAGAAGTCGAAGAACGAGCATGTACGCCACATGGCTAATTTTGCAGCAACAATGAGTCACTTCAAACATTAAACCGAACAGAGGGGCGCAACAGCGCACGGTATCCGATTAATGCTCTGTTAAGTAAATCGGAAAAGAGAAATAGAATGAAAATCCCGTATCGAAAGCTGTTGCTCGGTCCTACGACTGCCTATGCATTAGGTGCTTTTTGTAATCTTCTAGTATTAGCAGTCAACAACGGACAAATGCCGGTCTTGTGGCCGGGAGGTTGTTCGAAGATGGTTGTTTCGGATGATGATATTGTTCATGTTTGTATGACGTCATCATCTCATTTAAAGTTCTTGTCGGATATTGCAGTATTTCATGACGTCGGTGTTTTTAGTATTGGAGACGGTCTTTTGTATTTAGGGAACCTTCTTTTATGGCCATGTCTAATTCTGTGGGCCGGATTTATTATTAAAGATTATTCGGAGAAGAAATGAGTTCTAACGTCCAAAATATTTTAGCAACCGCCCAGAAGACACTGGATGATGCGAACAAAAAATTTCCGTCGGCCGCGCCAGCACCGCAGAATCCGCCAGCCAAACATGAATATACCCAAGCGCCATATAGTTTAGCATCGGAGCTTAGAGAAAAGAAGAGAATGGTGGATAAGGGAAGAGAGGCGCTAAACCAATAGGAGTTGTATGCCGTCAGCAGAATACCAGAAGAAGCGCCGAGACGCAATCAAGAAGGGTAATTGGGAACTGAGAGAATTTTTAGACGAAGTTAAAACTCCGTCCGTCTTCGAAAAGTACGCTGAAGTCGATTCGACAGGCATTCGTTTTCGTTCAGAAGTAAAACCCTATCTCGAACTGCAACAGATTTTCTTCGGTATCAAACTGAGTGATGACGAAGACAAAGACGAAAAAGACGCAAAGTATAAGCATAAGAAAGCTAAAAAGGCGCTCATTAATCCGTCCACGTCTAAATTTCTCGGTGAAAAACTTACCTTCGAGATGTGGTTGGAGTTCCGTGACAAAGCAAGAAAAGACTTATTCTGGCTCGCGAAAGATATACTGAAAAAAGACCTAACGGAAAATACACATCGCGTTGTTTGCGATATGTTCATCAAGAAGAATTTCGACGGGGCGTTTCCGGCCGGTTATACTATCGGAGATGTTCACAAGGCAATAGGCCGCCAGCAGCGTTTCGATGCACAAGGAAGATACACGAAGGATATGATGTTAATCGATCCCCGTGGATTTTTTAAGTCCACTATTGATGGCATCGACTGTGTCCAGTGGCTTATCAATGCGCCGGATATTCGTATTCTTATTCTGACTGGTGAATATAAATTCGCCGTTGCCCTGATGAAAGAAATCAAAGGCTATTTTTATCTGGCTGAAGGTGCAGAACCATCAGATTTTCAAATTCTATTTCCTGAATATATTCTGTTGGGTGTGGACGGCACTTCAACACAGCCTTTAGAATGTCCAGTCAGAAAGCATACGCAAGTAGCTGCATCATTGTGGGTCAACTCGATTGACTCTAACTTATCGGGCTGGCACTGCGATATTCGAAAAGGTGATGATGTTGTTACCGACGAAAATTGTAATTCGGAACTAGCTCGTTCGGGTCTGAAAGATAAGTTCGACGGCACAGAAAATTTGCTTGACGAGTGGGGATTTTCTGACTTTATAGGGACGCGTTACTTTACCGACGACTGGTACGCTAGCCGTATCGCTATTATGGATGACGCGCCGTTAGCATATCATTGCCGAGCAGCCTGGACTGTCAAGCCAGAATATATAGAAGTACCTCTACGCGATCTGACGAAAGATATGGTTATATTGGCCTTTCCAGAAAAGGCAACGTTTGCCAGTCTTCGCAAGAAGTTACTTACGAACGAGAAGAGTTTTCGTAATCAGCAATTAAATCAACCTAGTGATGCGAACGAAGATTCTGCTTTTAAGATTGCATTTGAAGAGGACATATTAAAAGCGCACGTATATCAGCCCTCCGCTGTCCCGAGAGAAGGCGATATTTTTGTAACGTGGGATTGGGCTCCGTCGAATGGTAAACAGTCCGATATGAGCGTTGGCGTCGCCGGTCGAATCACAAAGAAAGAAGTTATTCAGATAGACGGTACTATTGAGACGGTTTATGGTTTGGCTATATTAGAAATCATTTTCAATAGATGGAAGCCTAGTGAACTTGCTTTGCAAATCGTTGCATTCAACAAGAAGTGGAACCCGAAGCAAACGCTGATAGAGAGAAGTCAGGGCGCTGAACTGCTTCAAATGGAAGTAGCGAGACAAGCCGTCAGATACGGAACGACTTTGAATACTTATTGGAAACCTATCTCAATGCAGTCGGATGCGAAGCGCAACCGCATCAAGGGTCTTGAGACTCTTCTTGCGATGGACCGTTTATATTTTGTTGCCGGACCCTGGTTAGAGGAAACCTTTTATCAGTTTATTAGATATACTGGCGAGCGTAAGAATCGCGGTCGTAAAGACGATATTCCTGATGCTATCAGTATGATGGTTTTCTTTCTTCCTTCGACGGTTATGAACGAAGATTTAAAAAAGAAAAACGAAGCGGACGATAAGCAGAGAATGCTTAAAGCAAACTACGAAAGAATGTTCGGTGGTAGTCAAGCATATGTTCCGACTCCAAGCACAGCGGCTTCAGAGTCGCCGCTTCGCGGTCGTTTCGGCATACCCGGACTTCGTAGTTAAGAGGAATAATGGCAACTTCAGCAGTGCTACATCTTGATCCGGCATCGGAAATTACATTAGATAATGTGTATCTTGATTCGGATACTCAGACCTTTCAGTTTGACGATAGCGCTGCGCTGAAGTTAGTATTAGATGATGCGCAGCAGTCTGATGCGTACATGAACATCAACCAGTGGGCGTCCGGTTGGACACTGGCGGATACGCTTTATCAGTCGCCGCTATCGACAAGCGCATTCGACGGCGGCAACGTCGCCCAGGCTAATGTACCGAAGTTCGTAATCAGTAATCACATCAGTTCGATAGTTCCTCGTCTGATGGGCGGCATCTTTTACGAAGACCCGCCATTCCTGCTTCGTCCATATCCCGGCACAAGTCCGGATATTTTGAAGGTGAAGACCGTACTGTTTACGCAGCAGTTGTATGAAATGAAGTTTGAAGAAGAGTGCGAAAGAGCCCTGGATCAGATGGCGCTTCTAGGCACTTGTATTATGAAGTGGGGATTCTCTGAGTACACGAAGGTTGAGAAAAAGTATCGTCGTAAAGCCAACCCTCTATCTGTCGGAATGCCAGGAATGGAAGAGAAGGTTGATTCGATAGATTCTGATGAATATGAAATTGTCTACGATACTAAGAAAATTTCTCGCCCATGGATTAAATATTGCGATATCCGTACTGTCTTGGTTGATCCCGGCTGCCGCTATGGAGATATCCGTCGTGCTAGTCATGTTATCTATCGAGATTATGCAACGTATGCAGACCTTGATAGACTCCGTGGAGTTGAGGGATATGATATACCGGATGAAGCGACTCTGAAGTCTTTCTTTTTGCAGCGAGTTACTACGCCCGGTCCAGATAATATCAGCATGACAATCCCAGAAGGTATGCGTGGTTATTTGCAGCACGCTCTGCCGCGTAATTACAAGCACACTGCTGATCCGCTTCAAAATGGATTAGAATTGTTAGAGCGCTGGGACAACGAGAAGGTTATCGTTGTTCTATGTTGCAACGGGCATAATATTTTGATCCGTAATGAGGCAAATCCTTACGGCAAGGTTCCGTTCTACAGTGCAAACTGGAGAAATATTCCAGATTGCTTCTACGGTCAAGGTCTAGGACTGTTGATCGGAGGAGAACAACTTGTTGAACAGGGTATTACTAATCTCGCTCTTGACCTTCTGGCTTACGGTTTACAGCCTGTGGCTGTTCGTAAGAAAGGTTTTAACACGCCTACGCAGACGACTCGTTGGGCTCAAGGCAAGATTATCGACGTGGATGAAGACGTAGATAAGGCATTTAAGTTCTTGGAAATGCCTCCTGTTCCTGCGGAAAGTTGGAACTTTGTACGCCAGAGTCAGGCCGCTTCTGCGGCTACGTCAGGTGCTAATGAGCAAGTCATGCAAGGCGCGGCCGGAATGGCCGGTACTGTTACAGGAATGCGTTCCGGCACGGGCGCTGCCGCCGTCGTACAGGCTAATGCGTCTAGACTAGACGGTCCGGACGGAAGATTCGTTCGTCAGATATTCGAACCATGGTTGTATCAGATGGATGAACTGAACAATGACATGCTTCCGACCAGCGTATTGCGACAGATTTTGAAGGATGAGATAGGTCCGGAGTTCAAAGTAGATCATATTGAATTCCGTAATGCGAAGCTAGAGTATGAAGTTTTGGCGGGAGCGCATCTCGGAGCCAAGAAGGAAATGGCTCAGTTCTTGCCGATTATGATTCAAATGTTGACAAGTCCGTCGTTTACTCAGAATATAAATGAGAGCGATTATGCTTGGGATGCTGTTGCGATCTTCAAGCAATTTGCTGATTCGGCCGGATGGAAATTTAGCCAAAACTTCTTGAAGCCTATGACGCCGGTACAGAAACAGAAGCGCGACGCAAATTCACCAGCGGCTTTGCAAGCTAGACAGGCGCAGGCTCAGCAACAGATACAACTTCAGAAATTCCAGCAAGGCCAGCAAATGCTAGAGCAAGAACAACTAGGAAAAGCTGGTAACGAAGTATTACGTCTTTCGACAGAACATGCTTTACAGGGCGAGGAGCTAGGCGGAGAAGCGGGTAATACCGGCTTCGGAAGCGACAACACCCTATAATAGGAGTTAATAATGGCCGAACAGCCGAATATGCTTTTAAGAGATTTAGGTGATATTGACAGGGCAATCCTGATTAATATGACACAACATCAGGGGTTTCCGATACTGGTTCGAATGTTTCATGAGGCTTGCGAAAGCGCAACCGCAGAAGCAATTAAACTTGATCCAATGTCTGATAACTACGAAAAAAGGTTAGTCAATTTGCAATTGATGGCGAGAGCAACCCATCGTTTCTGCGCTTCTGTTTTGAAGTCTATCGAAGCTCACAAAAATAGAGTTCTTCAAGATAGTCAACAAGAAGAGGAAGACGCGGAATTGATGGCTCGAATCGCCAGAGTAAAATCAGCAGTTGAAAATTAATCAATCGCAGGAGAATCAATATGCCATTCGAAATAGGTAAAGTTACAAAAGAAGACATTAGAAAAGCATCCGCCGTAGAACTTTTAGCGGCATATCGTAATCCGGGGCTTCGTGAAGAAATCGAACGCGTAGCGAATACTCCCGAACCGACTCCGGAAGAAATCGCGGCAGCAGAAGTCGCGGCAGCTAAAGCCGAAACAGATGCATTAGCCGAAGCCCGAGCGGCGGAAGAAGTTGAGGCTGCCAGACTGAAGGCAGAAGCCGACAGGATAGAAGCAGATCGTTTAGCAGCCGAAGCCGAGGCAGTTAAAGCAGCCGAAAAGAAAAAGATCGTTTATGACTATCAAGTGACAGACGAACAGGGTAATCCTATCGGCCGTCCTACTCATATTGAAGCATGGTCGCCCGAAGAGTTAGCCGAGAAGCTAAAGAAGGCGCATATTGAGGCTACGAGATACGCACACAGACTGAAAACTCGTAGAGATCAGGCAGTTTATAAGTCCGCTGAGCCAGCACGCATGACTGATGCTCAGATTGCGGCAGTTGCAGTTGAATTAGAATCCGAGGACAAAGCGGTTCAAGAGGCCGCCAGAAAGAGGATCGAGGACGACGCTAAATTAGTAGCGAAAAAGCAAAGCGTCGATCAAGATGCCCTTGATAGAGAAAACGTCCGTCAATCGGCGGTAAGTCTTGAGTTCATGCGTAACCACGTAAGAGATTACAATCCATGCAAGGCCAATGGACAGATAATCGGCGACTATATCCGGAACAATAATCTGGAATGGACAGTAGAAAATCTCGAATTAGCCTTTTTGGAAACCGAATCGCAATTGGTTCCCGTTGCGGAACCAGCAATAACTAAGCCTGCCCCAGCGGCCAATCCCGCTGAACAGGCTCCTACGGTCGCTCCAGCGGCGATAGTAGCGGCACAGCCAGCAGCACAGCCAACAATTCCGGCTGGTGTAGCTCCGCCACGTGCGTCCGGAGGCATAGAGCCCGGTGTGACGACGACCGGTCGTCAGCCAGTGGCTCAGACTCCGCGATTAACAAAGGCCGATGTAAGAAAGTGGACACCGGCGGAAATGAGAAAACAGCTTAAAGACCCCAAAGTCTTAGCTGAGTTTAACCTTCTATTTCCTCAAAAGTAATCACGCTTAACACCGGACCTTAGCTTAGAGGATATATTATGGCTACAGGACCAAATCCGTCAGCAGCAAATGTGGCAAATGTATTAACGGCACAGTTGATTTTGTTTGATAAGGAACTGATTCCCAACCTAAAAGGCGAAACGGACGCTTTTGTTGCGGTTGCGGAACGCCGTGTTCAGCCTTTGCATATGGGCATCAACCGTACCTTCTTCCAGTACAACACC